AATCCGCCCCGACTGCGCAATCACCGGGCCCCAGATGTTCCCCGAGGCCCGCGCGCCGGCCGCAATGTTCTCGCCTTGGGCGATCAGGAGATCCGCGATCTTGCTCATGCCGGCCTCACGTTCTGCGAGGCCCGGAGCGCCTGCTCGACCGCCGTCTGATTCTCGCCGACGTTCTGCTGACGCGCCGCCAACAGCCGATTGACGTAATCGCCGTAATGCGTGTCGGCGAAGTTGGTCCCGTACTGCACGAGTTGTTTTCCCGCGCCACCCGTCAGGCCGACCCCGCGCGAGAACGCGGAGCCCTCGAGCGCGTTTTGGCCCTCATTGAACGCGAATTGATAGCCCGGCGTCTGACGGACTTCGTCGCCCGTGGGCAACGTGAACGGATTGTCGAGATAGTTTCGGAGGTTCGACGTCCCCGCGTGACCCGTGCCGATGAAAGGCTCGTTGATGCCCTTTTGGTATTCGAACTGCTCTTTTTCAAATCCGAGCGCTTGCTCGAGCGCATGGGCCTGCGCATCCGTCGCCTTGTTGTTCGCCCGCGACTGCATATACGCCCCGAGCAGGCCCGTCGCCGCCGGTAGGACCGTTGACCCGATCGGCCCGCCCAGCGCGCCCAGGAGGCCGCCGGCGCCACCCGCAGCGCCACCAGCCGCCGCGGCCCCACTCGCCGCCGTCGGTGCCGCCGCGGCCGTGCTCAGCGCCGGAACACTCGAGGCCAGCGCCGACGAGGCCCCAGACCCGCCGAACAGCCCCGCCGCCGGCCCGAGGCCCGCCGCGCCGCCCGTCAGCAGCGCCGCCGTCCCGAGGCCGCCGTAGATCCCGATATTTTTCAGGGTGTTGTTTTCCTGATTGATGTTCCCGCCGTTATCGATATGGAGGCCGATCCCGTCGAGATTGACGCCGAGCCCCTCGAGCCGCGCCGTGAGCGCGTCCTGCGCCCCGCCGTCCGCGCCGCCGGCGGCGCCGATCGTTTCCTGCCACCACGGCTGTTCCCGCATCCAGGCGTTATACAGATCGATGTCGATCTGTGGGGACTCCCGCGACAGCGACCGTGGATCGACCGGTGCGTCGGCGAAGAGCAGATCCCCTTCGTCCCGCCCGGCGTTCCGACTGGCCACGCCCGCCGGCTGAACGTACGGCGTCGCGTAATTCCGCAGAATCGCCGTGGCCATTACCGGGCCCCCAGCGTCGACGACGCGTCGAGCTCGACCGACGAGAAGGCCCCGCCCGGCGTCGCGAAGATCTCGACATCTTCCACGTGCGCCAGCTGATAGACGGACAGAAACGCCATGATCAGCGCGAACAACAGCACCGCCATGAGCGCCCGCTCAAGATCGCGATTTTCAGACACGCGCAAGCTCGTCATAATCTGCCCCTCTACCCCGTCGGTATTCTACGGCCGCCGCCCGCCGTTACGTGATCGTGATCTGGCCTTGCAAGCCAAAATAGGTTGTATTCGTGGCCGCGAGGTAGTTCGCCAACGGTACGATCTCCATGAACACCTGCGTACTGCTCCCGATGTAGAACCGGCCCGATTTGTAATTGTTGTTGTCGAGGATGAAGCAGTACCCCTGTGTGGCCGTCGTGGTCGTGTACCCGCCCGGGATCGCCACCCGGCACTGATTCGACAACGGCGCCGTGATCGACGTCGTATCAAATTGGAAGTTAAAAAAGAGCAACCGGCCTTTGATGTAATAGGTGTATGCCGACACGTCGCCGGACGCGACCGTCCAGGCCATCGTCCCGGACGCCGTGAAATTGCCCGCCGAGTAGGCCGGCGTTAATGGCGCGCCCTGCTCATGCTGGATCAGGCGCCACCGCTGAGTTGTGCCGTCGTACTGGTAGATCGCGAGCCCCAATCCGGCCGCCAACGGCGTAGGCCCGGACGTGACGACGTTCAACAGCCGATTCACGGACGACGAGCCGGTATCGTGCGACAGAAAGACGTTCCCGGCGCCCACAGACACCAGGCAGACCACTTGCCCGGGCACCCCGGCAACAAGGCCCGTCAGCGTTAGGTCGGATGCATTGTTGAGCCGGACAAAGCCGCAATCGTTGATCGACAGGTCATTGACCGTGCCCGTCGACGTAACGGTGTGCTCGCCTTGCTGGAAGAGCGACCGGATCGCCATTACGGCTCCACCGCCAGCTGGATCGCCGCGCCCGTCGCAAACTGCACCATCAGTCGCGACTTACCGGCGCCGTCGTCCTCGAGGAAGATCCGCGCCGTATTCGCCGCCCCGGCCGCCGGCGCCGTCATCTCCGCCACTTCGACGAAATGGCCCCCGCGCGAGACCAGATCGCCGGCCTGTGACACCGCCCACCGGTCCGCCCGTGTCGCGGACCCGTTCGGCGTGGTCGCAATCACGGCTTCACAGCCCTTCGCGCCGACGGCGAAATTCTCCGTCGCATTGAACAGCAGCGCCGCAATATTGGTTGGCCCGTAGGCCGTGCCGTCGTGGCCCTGAGTCGCATAGGCGGCGATCGTGTCGCCGGACTGGACGGCCGCCGGCGCCCCGCCGCCCCCGTCCCGGGCCCGCCGCATGATGGCATTCGAACTAAAGGAGTTACTGACTAGCGTCCCGATGAAGGCAATCCCCGAGGCCGCCGCCCCCGTGGCCCGGATATCCCCGTTCAGGTCAATTTGTGCGATCCCGGCCGTCGCCTGCGCCGTGCTGTATGCCTGCCAGGCCGCGCCCGTGCTCCGTTCAATCACTTTTTCATCAGTGACGAAGTACAGCGCGCCGGCCGGAACCGAGGCCGCCGATGGCTGGGCCGACCGGAGCCCGCGCAAAGAGAACGCCGACACGGCCGCATTGGCTTTCGCCTGCCCCGGCGTCGACATATCCCATGTAATCGAGGCCGTGTCCGTCACGACGCGCGCCGCCGTCAGGAGCGCATCCGCCACCGCGACGAGATAGGGCGCATTCGAGGGCGCAATCCCGCCCGGCGTGATGATGATCCCCAGGACTTCGGAGATCTGATTCAGAAAATACACGTACGGCTGCGAGAGCCGGCCCGTCGGCCGACCGGCCGGATCCCGTTCAATCACATCGCTTTCGTACGGCAGGCGCATCGCCATCAGCTGCGCCCCGTTTCCGCCCGCAGGATCGCATTGACGAACCGCCAGGCCACCGGATCCGACATCGTCAGTTCGAACACCCGATCCCGCCCGGCGCCGAGATTGCGCCAGAGCGCCCGCGTCCCGTACTTGCCCATCCGCCCGACTTCGACCGTGTGGAGATTGCCCCACGTGCGCCCGCCGTCATCCGACCACCGCAGCATCAGACGCGGATTCTCGCCTTGCCCGGCGTTGAGCCCCACGCCGGCCTGCATATCCAATTGGAGCCGGCGGTAGACCGTTTTCAACTGCTCTTGTGACAGGTGCGGCGTCCGACGGAGCCTCCGCATCAGTAGCCGCGTCGGCGACGTCGACACCGCCGGCGGAATCGGCGGCTCGATCGCATTGACGAACGTCACGATCACCGTTTCGCCGTCCGCGACCGTGACGGCCTCGAGCGGCGAATCGTTCGACACCGTGGCACTGATGAGCAGCCAGCCGTCCGGCAAGATCTCCGCGACCGAATAGGACCCGACCGGCACGTCGTCGAACTGTTGTTCGCCCCCGTCGACCAGTGAGAACGACGACGGCGACAGCCCCGAGACCGTGAAATCGAACGGTTGAATTCCGCCGCCGAGGACTTCTTTGCGGACGATCAGCGTCCCGGCGCCCACTGGTGGCGGCTCGCCGACCGTCATCAGGAAGAACGGACAGGAATTCGAATTGCCGAACCGCGCCAGGACATCCGGATCGGTCACGTCCGGCGCGTACACGCCCCGGTTGTACTCAACCTGCCTGATCTCGGTATAGGCCCCCGTGGATATAGTGACCTTGATAAAGAGGGCGATCCCGATGTCGCCGGGCCCGGGCCCCCAGCGTTCATGCAGATACACCCAGATCTCATCGTTGAGATCACGCCCGTAGGCCAACCGCGGCGGACTGTTGTTTGACGTGTCGTACGTCGTAAACGGGAAGGTGTGCAGCAGCAGGCCGGCCGCATCGTAGATCTTGACGATCGCCGTCCCGCCCGTCGTGGCGCCCCAGATGATGACGACGGACCCGTCCGGCAGGACGAGAATGTCCTCCGGATTGTGCCCCGTCAGCAGGGGGACGAAATCCGACAGCGCCACATCGTTGACGAGATCCCAGCGCCGGATCGGCTGGGACGTGCCGTTCCGCGCGTAATACAGGACCGTTTCGTCATTATTCGCGGCAATCGCCGCCAGGACGTTTGTCCCCGTCAGCGTGTGCACGGGCCCGAGCGTCCCGTCGGCCTCGAGGTATTGAACGAAGCAGGCCGGCACCCCCGGATCGGTCGCAAACCAGAACCGGCCCGTGCCTTGACAGGTCCGCAGAAACGCCCCATTTCCGGCGTTGATTTGCGTGATGAGCGAGAACCCGTCCGCGGCGTCGTACAGCTTGACGAAGTAGTCTGTTACGACCCCGTGCGGCAGTTCCTCGAGCGCGACAATGCCGTTGGCCAGGATGTCGCCCTGCTCACCCGCGGCAATGTCCGGGATGATGTCGATAACGGTGTAGTTCGCCGTAGGCGACACGATGGCCGCCGGAAAACCCCGCGGCGAGTTCGCGTCCGCCGGCGCATCGTCATTGATGAAGATGTCCCCGGCCGAGTAGGGCCCCGCCGGTGCGTCGAGCACGTCGATCGTGAGCGTCGACCCCGGGACCGGCGTCCCCGACGCGACGACCATCCGGATCGTATCGCCCGAGGGGACCGCGAACTGCATCGGCTTATCGCCGGCGCCGAGCGGCGCAAAGATCAACGTCTCGCCGTCGTCCTCATACACCGTGATCACGGGGTTGTAGGACGTGGCGAGATCATAGGCCCAGGCGCCGATCGCCTTTTGCAGCGCCGGCACGGCATACGACCACCAGAGCGGCAGTGATTCGACGTCGTCCGTGTCGTTCGGATCGACGACCGCCGAGAACGGCAGCGACGCGATCTCATCGGCCAACGGCGCGATCAGATTCAAGCAGGCCGGCGTCCCGACGAAGATCGGTGTGCCCACGGCCGTCCAGTGGTGCCCGTTCCCGGAATCGTCGAGCAGGTCATCGAGTAACGGCGTGTCCGTCCACAGGTCCGCCGTCCGCACAGCCGCCTGAGAGCGCCATTCGTCTTTGAGCTCGTCCAGCGTCAGGCCGACAGTCCACTCCCGATAATTGCAGAACTGCCCGAGCGGGTTATTCGAGAACGAATCGTCGCCGAGCCACACTTCGGCCAGCGTCGCCGCACAGATGCTTTCCTCGATCGTGCCCAGGAGCGCCGCATCGAAATAGAAGAAATGCTCGTCCGCGACGCGGACATAGCCCATCGGCACCCAGCGCCCCGGCGTGGGCATGTCGAAGTTCGGCAGCAGGTGCGTATTGACCCCGCCGAACCCGACATCACACCCGGCCTGCGACGGCGGCGAATTGAACGCGAAAATGTCGACGTAATCGGCATAGGCGCCCGTGACCGAATCCGCCGTGATCCAGACGCACTTTCCGTTGACCGCCCCGGTGAACCGGTACCAGAAACAGCAGGAGAAATCGGACGAGGCCGGCACGACGCCCGACAAGCGCTTGAGCGCATCGCCGGCCGCGACCATCTTGATCGCCATTAGGTCAGCACCAGCAATTCGTCATACAGATCCAGGCTGTATTCGTAAATCGTCCCGGACTGCCGATCCCCGATGAAATGCTTACCGAGCGCCCACATGTGGCACCGGCCCACGTGCGGAAACCACTTGAGCAGCTGCGGATTCCAATGGGCGATCTTGAACCAGACCGGAGACCCAGCCAGCGCCGAGGCCGTCGCGTCGAACACCCATGTGTAATCAGCCGTGGGGAAATAGAGCACGTACCATTCGTGCCCGTCGATCTGGATCGTCCAGGCCGCGACGTCGCCGTCGGCGAAATTGCCCACCCGATCCAGCCGTGACCACTCGAGCTCGACCGCCGACGTCGAGATCCGCTGTGGCGTATACCCGCTGGCCCGGTAGACGACCCGGCCGCCTTGCTCGTTTTGCCCCAGCCAGTACAGGACGCCCCCGAGTGGCTGTCCCGAAAAAGCCGCCTCTATACCCTGTTGGATAAACACGCCACCAATCGGCGCGTACGGGAACAAGGGATCGCCGGTTGGCGCCCAGACGGACGTGGTTTGCGATCCGAAGAGCCAGATCTGGCGCTGATTGATGATGAGCGCCTGCGAGATGTCCGAGCTTTGATTCGACTTCGCGAAATCGAACGAGTCCCAATCGGTGCCATCCTCGAGCGCCGACCATTGAAAGATGTCCGTTCCGACTTGCAGAACGAAGAATCGCCCGTCGAGAAAGCCGCCCATTCGAGCGGCGCCCTGTGGGAAATCACTATCCGCGATCGGCGTAAACGTGTCGGCCAGCAGATCGAAGATGAAACCGCGCCCACTGGCCACAATGAACAGCTGATTGCCGTCACTGCCATTGCTCGAAATCGTCGCCCCTTCGATGCTTGTCGGCGTAAAGGGATAGTCGTCGAAGGTGCCATCGGCGAAGAGCTCGTAAAACGTCGAGCCCGCCACCGCGAACTGTCGGCCGTCCTGCTGGAATGCAGCCCGCACCGGGGCGTCAGGCAGGCGCCAAAACGGCGTACAGCCAGGCGTCCCGAACATGCCGACGGGCGACTTGGGCGATCCGGCGTCCCGTGGCTGCAGGTATAGATTGATCGTCTCTTCGTCGTCCGCGATCGGACTCAGCGCCCGATTCGTCGGCCCGAAGAATTCAGGCCACAGCATGGCGTTACGTCAGCGTCCCGCCGCCGATGCCGGCCGTCGAGCGCACCCACCACGTATTATTGTCGTCCTCAGTGCCCAGGATTTTCCCCGGGATCAACGTGACCGTGGGGAACACCGGCGACACCGCCCCCGAGACCGTGAGATCCGTCAAGACCCCCTCGATCGTATCGGTGCCGTCGGGGTTGATCTTCATACCGTTCGCGCCCACGTTTTTCATCGTGATCGGCGCGAATCGGGAGGCCGCCGCCGGCAGGATGATGTCCCCAGGACTCGCCGCGTCGCCGTCGAACGTCACAAAGTAATCGTCTGGCTGGATCGTGTACCCGGTGACCGCTTCCCGCTCGCCATCCGTCGAGATCAGCATCCCGAACAGCAGCGTCGCCATGTCGACGACGTTATCGGACGTCCAGACGAGCGCCCCCGCCGGCGTCCGCAACACGAACTTGTACCCGATGCCCGGCGTCAGGTAGACGACCGCATGCCCCGCAATGTCGAGCTCGATCGGATTCGAATTTAACGTCGATCCGTCACTGTCACTGTACGTAGGTAAGAGAGTGTCCAGCCCAGCAATGTACGTGTACAGCAGATAGCCCGAGGCCGGCGCGCCGTTCTCGTCGAACAGCTGGAGCCACGGGGCACCGAGCAGCGAAAGCGGCGTGATCATGCTTTATCCGGCGCCCAGTACGAGACCGTGACCTTTTCCGCCGTGGTGCCCTTGACCCAGATGTCGTTGAGACAGACTTGCATCGCTTGATGCCAGTTCCCGATCGGGTACGGCGGCGGCGGCGTCCCGGTGACCGGCGCCGGAATCGTGATCCCGTAATCGGTCGACGACGCCATCTGTTGGCCTAACGAGTTGAACCCGCCCACGAAGAGCGCGCCCGTATTGGCCGGCGCCTGCTGGATCGATACGTAGTAGCCGACGATCGCGCGATCCGTCGTCAGGGGTTGGCCGGCTGCTGCAGCCGACAGCGTAACCACGAGATGTCGCAGGCGCATGGAATAGCCCTCAGTTCAACGTGTAGACGGAAACGTAATCGTAGAGCCACACATAGCGCGAGCCCTGCCCATTGAAAGCCGACGGCGGCGCCGGGCCCAGCGACACCACAATGATCACGACCGACCCGGACCCCGCATCCGCCCCGCCGGCCGGAAACTGCGAGATCACATCCCCGATCGGGACCGTCGGACTGTAGTCGGACTGGACGAGCACGCCGAAGCCCGCCGCCTCGAGTGTCGCCGTCGCGACCGCTTGCGAGTCCCCGACGACGTCAGGAACCTCCGTCAGCGCAGGGCCTAGCGAGACGATGAATTCGACCACCGACAGCCCAGGCACCGACGACCCGGCCGCCGGATTCTGCGAGATGACGTCCCCGACCGGGACCGTGTCACTGTAGGCGCTCGAGCTCGAGGGCGTCAGGCCGGCATCCGTAATGACGTCGACCGCCGCCGAGCCTGGCAGGCCGACGACGTTCGGCACCACGAACTGCTGCGGGTACCACGAATAGGCCTCCCAGGTCGTATCAGGCCACGACCCGAGCGCCCAACGAGGCCCGATGGGCCCTGCAGGCATTTACGCCGGGCCCCACGGCGTCGCGTCGCCGTCGCCGATGACCGTCGTCCCGGCAATCTTCGCGACGTTCACGTCCTGCGAGGGATCGACGGTCGTTCCCGTGAGCGCGTTTGTCGTGGTCTTGTTTTCGACATTGCCCCAATCGATGCCGGCGGCGCCCGTCGCCGTCACGTCCAGACTGCGCCCCGACGTCGTAGGGAAAGCCAGATCGTCGACATCGCGATCGGACGTCTGAATCGAGATCCCCTGATCGCACCACTCCGCGCCGGCGGCGTCGACCAGCTGGATCACGATGTTGTCCCCGTTCATTTCCGACTGCGACAACGAGATCTTGACCGCCCGGCCGCCCGACGGCGTCACCGCGGGAAGCGTGGTCAGGTTCGCGAACGCGCCGCCGTCGATCGAGACCTTCGCATCGCCCGCGGCCAGCGTCGGGTTGACCTGAAACAGCTTGATATCGGCCTGCGAGACCAACATCACATAGAGCTCAAATGCTTGATTTTTCTTCGGCGGAACCGTGACGGCCATGCGTGGAATCCTTTACTGTCCGAACCCGTTAACGGCGTCCCAGAGAATGAAGCCCGTCGGCCCGAAAATCCGCTTTCCTCCGGGCCCGTTCCCCTGTGGCCCGCCCTTGGGATTCCCGCCCCCGCCACTACCGAGCGCGCCTTGCGCAAACCCGACATTTAGCCGCCCGGTGTTCGGTGCAGATGCCGGCGTGCTCAAGACGCTAAACGTGTCACCCGGCGCGTACGTGGTCTGGCCGGACGTGTCGAACCCCGTCGTGGACGCCCCCGACACGACCGCCGCCAGTGTGCCCCCGGGCGACGCGGAATTCTTCCGAGCCCTGACCGTAAGGGATGCCGCGCCGCCAGGCGCCACGCTGGCCTTGAGATAACAGGCTGTGAGCTTGAACCCGGTGACACCGACGCGAACGGTCCGATTCGCCTCCGTCGTATTCCACGAGATGATCGACTGTCGACCGTTGAAGTTGTCGACAGAATTCGAAACGGAATTTCCGGTCGTACAGAAAAAATTCGTATTCGTCGGCGTCGAATGGCTGATACAGACCGCCCCTTGCCACATCGACGACGCTGGAGACCCGGCGCCAGCCGCAACCCCGAGCTTGAGCGTGTCCCCGACCGCGAGCGGCAGCGTCCCCGACCACGTGCCGACGTTTTTATTGACAGCGTCGCCAGATATGACCAGTTGCGTATTGACGGTGCCGCCGGTGCCGTCCTGCTTGACGTCGTTCTTCCAAATATAGAAATGCCACGCCGTGCCGGCCCCCAGGTTTGAGATCTGCTTAATGTCGTACCGGGTGAGATTGCCGGCCGCCGCGACGACGTCGCCGATAATGTCGCCGACCGCGCCGCCCGGCCAGTTCGTATCAGTCCCGATGCAGAGGGTCGTCCAGAGCGGGCCCGTTTGATTCGAGCCGTTGACCCAGGGATAGAACATCTGCCCCGGCGTCGTCGGGGTGAAATCGTACGAGATGTCGAGATCGTCATCGCCAGACGTCGTGGGTGACACCGTGCCCTGCCACGACAGGCAATCGCCGGCCGCCACGCTGACCGCATGCGTGATGTCCTGCGCCGTCGTGGCCGGTTCAGTGTACGAGCACGTCAGGGCGGTACTCGACAACGATCCGATCGTGCCCTTGCGTAGCGTGATCGTGCGCGTCCGGCCAGATGCGAGGGTGCCCGTGACCCGCAAATTACTGATCACGCCCGCGCACGGAACGATGAAGGATCCCCGATCTTCGAAACCTTGACACCGGTCCTGCGAGGCCGCACTCCATTGCGTGCTACCGCGAGACCAGATCGCGCGATTGATGACCGTGGGCATTTACTTGACCCGCGGATTCTTTGGCACCGACGGCGGCCCGCCGATCTGCCAGACGATCGCCGTCGACGGCAGGGATTCCCCCTCCGCCGAGTACGCCGTTACCGCGATCGACCACTCGCCGCGCCCGCCGAGCGTGTTCGTGATCGGGACTTCGTAATACCAGAGGCCCGCCGCCGAGGGCGACCCGATCGGCTGCAGCGAGACGCCAACATCGATGATCTGGTTCTGATAGTAGATCTTAAATCCCAGTTGCCCGGCCTGATAGAGCAGGTTTTCGACGTCCTTGCGATCGTGGCACCACCCGACCCGCGATCCCTTGGTCGGAGTCGCTTGCGGCGCGGCGTCACACGGATGCACCTGCGCTGAGACCGCCGCCGGCGTCGCCAGCAGCACCACCAGAACCCACCACGCGCGCATTTAACCCCCCGTCCCCGTGTCGATGTTGTAGCCCACCGGCCGCCCGCCGCGGCTCAGGATCGCCGCATCGTTCGCGATATCGATCGGTGTACTGTTCGCCGCCTGCAGTATCCGTAAAGCATTCGACGCCGTGAGTTTGTCGTCCGCGGACATTTGCTGACCGTAGGACGACTGGAGCACCCGCGCGAGATTGAACGTCAGCGCGTGATCCCAGCCGTCCGGGACGTCGACTTGTGTCGTCCCATCCGGGAAGGCCGACAACGGCCGTTCTATCAAGAGCTCGAGATCATTGGTATCGACGTCCGGCACCGGCCAGAGGTAGACCGTCCCGAGGCCGCCGGCGTACGTGGGCGAGTAGTACAGGGACGTGGGCTGTCCCGAGCGCATGTCCGGAATGCCCTTCGCGAAGTAGCTCTGATCCGTCTCGAGACCAAGCGGGACGCGGACCTCGTTCGGCGCGCCCGGCGACGTCAGGATCAGCGAGGCCGCAACGATCGCGGTCTGCTTGGCCGGCTTCTCCGTATCGAAATCACCACCAGGCCCGATCGTGTAAGGATCGTCGCCGCCGCCGCGGTCCGCCTCGAGATCGAACCGCTCCCGGACCTTGACGATCGCCATGACCGACATCGTCCGCCAGAGGCCAAGCAGGCCGTTTAGCCGCTCGAGCCCGATCACGCCGTCGGCCGCTTCCAATTGCTCACCCGGCGAATACTCGCCGATGATCAGCAGCGCCGATCGGATGAGATCATTAGCACGGACCAGAGGCATCGCGGAGACCTACCCTCACAGAAAAACGCGGGCGCCAGTGGCAAGGGATGCACCGACGCCCGCACCCGCGACGCGCCCCGGCAGGCGCCCCGAGAGATTGAAGCCTTACTCCGACTCGTCCGCCTTTGGCTTCCGAGGCCGTCCAGGCGTCCGCGGCACGTCCGGCAGGTGCACCGCCCCGGCCTCCGCCTCCGCCGCCCGGATCTCTTTCACCGCCGCCGGCGAGTGCTTACCGTGCTTGATGTTGTATTCGCGCTCCGCCGCGAGTTTGGCTTCTTCGGTCTGCCGTTTCTCGGCATGCGCCAAGGCGACATCCTGCCCGGCGAAGAACCCCCGCGACTTCATGTTCTGCTCTTCGGTCGCATCGTTGACCGTGAACCCGTCGAACACGTACCCCTCGCCCTGCACATACCGGCAGGAATACAGCCGCTTCGGGTACTCCCGGAACACGTACGGCCGGCCGGCGGCCCCGTATTGGCTATTCTGCGCTTCCCATTTGCGCGTTTCCTTCGCGAACTCCGTCGACGGATCCATCAGGATTCCCATTGATTAACCCTCCCTTGCTGTCGAATGTGCGAGACGTGCGCCAAGAACCCGCCGGCGCCGTCGAGCTCGAGAGCCCAGCGGCGCCGGCGTTATTGCCTTACGTGATCGGGCAGGCGACCGCCGAGATCACGTTCCAGAGCCCGTTCTGTGCCTGCAGCGTCAGCGCCGAGCCCGGGAACGCGGCAAACGTCGCCGTGGTTTTCGCGCCACCGGTGACGCCGTCATTGATGAGCGTGGTCGCCGTCAGCACGTGCGCCGCCGTGGTGTCGTTGGTAAACACGAGCGTGAGCCCGTCCTGACCCTTCGACGGAGCCACCAGCACGATCGCGAGGGCCGTCGCCTTGGTCAGCGCGAAATTGCGGGCCCGATTGCCCCAGGACGCGACTTCCGACGCCGTGAACGTCCGGCTTTCGCCGAGCGTTTCCTGAATCGGAGCATCGATCGGAATCGGCACCACCTGCGACGCCGCCGGATCGGCGAAATCGGCCGGCGTGGCCGCGACGCTGACCTTGGCCAGCAGATCGTGCGCGACGACGGCCGTTCCGCCGTAGCCCCGCTGGGCCACCTTGATCACGCCGGCCACCGGCTGACCAATCGCGAGCATGAATTCGTTATCGATCCGCACCACCTGCGGAGTCACCGGCGACGCGCCGACCGTGGGGAACCCCGTTCCCGACGTCACGCGAACCGTATTCCCGACGGCGGCCAGGTCCGCCGCGAGCGTGGTCTGAGTGATTGGCATGTGCTGATCCTCGAAAAAGATTGAACGAGAAGGCCCGGCCTCGAGACCGGACCCGCCCAAGACACCCCGCCACCGGCCCTGTTTACGAGAAGGCCCGCAGCGCGAAGTACGGCAGCACCGGCGCCGCGCCCACAAGGCAATCCATCCGGCGCGGAATCTGATCCGTCTGGATGTTGTACTGATCGACGTACCGGATGGAGACCCGGTCCGTTTTCGCGCCCGGTGTGCGGCCCGCGACCGCGCCCGCGAGCGCCACCGGCAGATCCGCTGAGACCCAGGCGAAGGCCGCCGGATTCGCGATGAGGCCCTGCTTCGACCGTGTGGCCGCCATCGTCGCGCCGACCGTGCCCGTCGCGCCCTTGAACGTGATCGCCGCCAGATTGCCCGGCAGATCGGTGATCGTCTGCAACTGCGAGTTCGGATCCGCAATCATCGGCGGCGAAATCGACAGCGTCCCCGTCGACGACCCGCTGAGCGGCGCCGTGATGACGAATTCCTGCAGGAACGTCGTATCGACGTAACTGATCGGATTCACGCCATACACGCCGTCGATCGTGAAGGAATCGCCTTCGACGAACGCGTATGTGCCCATGCCCGAGATTGCCAGCGTCGAGCCCGTCTGACCGGCGCCCGCGACGACCGGCGTCGACGTGGTGAAGGTGCCCGTGACGAACGTCGGCATGTTCGAATCCCATGCCCATTCAGAGACGCCGAGCGCCTCCGTCGCGAACAGACCCTTGGTGAAATGGCGGGAAATCGCCGCCTGTGGGTTGAACGGTGTCAGGTTGTTCGACACCATTTTGCCCTGCTGGCGAGGATCGACGATGCCGAGCAGTTCTTCGGGAACACCGAAGGCCCGGAGCTTGGCGACCGCCGTCGTCCAATCATCGTTGGACGTGATCGGCGTACCCGGCGAGCCCACCGTGAAATACACCGACTTGTAGACAGAGTCGACGAAGAACCGATCGCACTCGTTGGCGAGTGCAATCCCGGCCGGCTTGTTGTACCGCTCCTGCGCCTCTTCGACCACGATCGCGGAATCGGCCGACGACCAGCCCATCGCGACCTGCAACTGATCCGTCAGCGCGATCGGCACCGTCTGATTGAGAATCGGCTGCTGCTGCAACGCCTGCCCACGCTTCACGCGGAAACGCTGGGGAATACGCTGTTGGACCGTGTAGCCGATTTTCGCGCCGTCCGGCAGGTCTTTCCACTCCCGCCCGTACGTCCGATCGGCCAGCTTCAACGCCTTGATGTTGGAGTCCCAGAACATCGCGACGTCGGTCGAGACCCAGTTCGGGGTAATAAATCCGTTCATTGCGCACCTTTGCTAGTGCGCGAACGTCCCCGGCTTAAATGCGGCTCTGTGGCCCGAATTGGCGCCGATGCTCCGCAATCGAACCGGCTTCCGAGTTCTTCGGAAGATCGTTCGCGCGCTGAGCCTCGGCACGCACCGGAGTGGGCGGCTTGGGCAATGGTTTGACAGGAGACCCCCCGGCAGCTGCTCCGGTCGTACCAGCCAGCACGGGAGAGGGCGACGCGAACCGTCGCGACAGCGACGCCAGCTCTTCGATCTGTCCGAGCCGGTCCATCCTCAAGATCGCGTCGAGCTCCTGCGGATGGGATTGCAGATGATATAGCACAAGTGGGCCCTGCTTGTGCTCCAAAATCCAAACATCAGGGATCGACCCCTGCGGAATCGCCGACGGCTTCAGCGCCACAGCGTCAAAATCGGGGTACTTCGCTCGCGCCGCTTGCACACCGTCATTCCATCGGCGTTCCGCCTGCTGGATCGTCTCTTTCTCGGCCGCTTTCGCCTGCAGTTTGTTCCATTCCGCCCGCGCCCCCCAGGACGACAGATCTTCGATGAATTGCGCATCGTATCGACCGTCGGGGTACTTCCGGACGTCGTTATAGTCTGGTTTGGCGTCCGCGCCAGGCGCGCCGGGCCCCGGAGTCGCCGCCGGCGGCGCGACCGCGACACGCTGGGAAGGCGTGGCCGTCGTACCCGTCAGCGCGGCAGGCTCCGGAGCCTTGCC